AGGGGACTCTATTAACTTTGTTTTTTGGAAAACTCCAATTCCTTCCCCTAAATTATTATATTTATTCCCTGTATCACCTCCGTCATCCCATATCATATTAAATGTTGAACAAGATAAAAATACAAAGTTAAATTTCTACCCAACAGAGATATTCTCTCATAATGGCCCAATAAAAAATATTGATAACTTTGAAATATTTAGAGTGAAATTATATAAAGTAAATAGTGATATGTCTGAATACTTAATTTCGGACTCTATACATAGAAACAATATTGTACGTAGTAGTGATGCATTTACTATTACTCCAGTTCCGTCTGAATATGGTCAATATAGATTAGAAGTCACTGTTCTGGGCGAATGGCCTGAATTAGAAATAAATGGGTTAAGTTATTTTATTACTATAAAAACCTATGTTAATAACTAACTTTTTACTAGGGTGTATAATTTAAAGGGTAAGGAAAAATTCTATGTCTAAATTAAGACCGAATATTTTTGGTAAGGCTATGGCCATAAATGGTGATAAAACAACAACGGGTGCTACTTGTATTGCTACCATTCAAAATGTAAGTTGTCATCAAAAAATGGCGCTTAGAGTAGGAGATCCTACCACTATTTGTCCTAAATGTGGGCAAGCTGGAAAAATTGCTACAGGCGAAAATAGAATCAATAATCATGGGAAAGTACAGGCTGTCGAAGGTTCTGTAGTGGAATGTGGGTGTCCTTTCGGTTCAAATGTTGTTATTGCGTCAACCACACATACTAGTGCTAGATTTGCAAATGTAACAATAACCCCTGAAGAATCTTTTTACAAAAATAATATCAGTCAAGAAAATAAATCATATGCCACACCAATTATAGATATCGCTGAGCATAAATATACAGTTACTATTTACACTGCTTATCCTGGAACACCAATGTCTGACGATAACGGCTCTCCTAGATTTGAAGGGGGTAATAGCTCAATAAGAAAAACATCTTCTGCTGGTCATATGTGGTTACAAATAAAAGAATTTAATAAATATAATAAAATCATAGGTGATCACTCTTATGGATTTGCACCTATAAATACAGGGATTAAAGGAGATGGCATAGTAACAAAAACAGATACCATTCATTATGAAAATCCATATTACAATCGAACAATTGAAATCACAAAACAACAATATAATAAGATATATGAATTTGGTCAGATGGCGGTTAATAAATCAGAAACCTACTTCAATTTATATTATCACGGTATTACAAATAGTTGTATCGATTTCACATGGAAAACATTACGCCATGCAGGCATTACACCAAACGTAAACTTATATGACAGCGCTCAATTAAGCAATATAAATGGAAATATAAAAATTTTTGAAAAACAACAAGGTAAATTCGATGGTGATCTAAAAGTCATTGATAATATACCCCATATAAAATCCATCACACCACCATTTCCTAATAGTGATTTAAATACTGAAAAATATAATAAGATACCCGAAAGAGATCTCTTGCAATGGTCCCTATCTAAAAATAATGATGAAAACGGTGATAAAAACATAGATCTCGTGAAAAGGTAGTATGGTAAGCATTACTACAGATAGACCACTCTATGTTAAACGGGTAAGATATTAATCAGTACAGCCCGTTTAACAATGCTCACCATTAATCCTCTTCTTTTTGTCTGCATTCCTCTTCCGCTTTCTGTGCCTCTTCCATCTCTCGCATTCTCACGTTATAGATGGATTGCTCTGGCATCTGTACACGAACGGAAATGAAACGACCATCAGGGATATCAATCGGGTCGCCGTCTTTGTAATCATCAATATCATTACGGGCAAATTTAGGTGCGTTAGGGTGAGTTCGATGATACGTTCTCACGAGGATAGAACCGTCCTCCATAATTTTAGAATCTACCCATATCAATGGCTGTTTATTAACATCGAGTGGAATTTCAATACCACCATCAACACCACCCCAACCTGCATCTGAGTTAAAGCCGAGTACACCTTCGATAAGATATTCACCCTGTCCTACTCGAGTAACTGTAGCGCCTTCTGATTCGTCGTTAGTGGTGAATGTGCCTTCGGGATTGGCGTTACACTTAAGGGACGTTATTGCAAGGTGTCGTGATGCCGTTGTGAGTAAATATCTTGTACATTATCGGCATACAACATCCCAAGCAAAACGAGGCGAACAAGTCACACCAAATACATTAACCACAACGTTTAAAAAAGCGCGAGATAAGTGTGGGTTAACTTGGGAGAAAGGTACTGCACCAACCTTTCACGAACAACGCTCTTTGTCTGAGAGACTTTATCGCGAACAAGGAATAAATACACAAAAATTATTAGGCCATAAAACCCAAAAAATGACTGATAAATATCACGACGATAGAGGCAAAGAATGGCAAATTATTGCTGTTTAATTAAACAGTTTTGGGGAATAGTTTTGGTGGGGTTTTGGGGAAGAATTTTGTAGTACAAAAAACAAACGGGAACTAATAAGCTCCCGTTAACTATTTATCAAATCAACAATTACATATGCTTGATAATCGCGTCACCGAACTCGCTACATTTCAGCAGTTTAGCGCCGTCCATTAGACGTTCGAAATCATAAGTAACGGTCTTAGCTTCGATCGCGCCTTCCATACCTTTAATGATTAAGTCAGCGGCTTCTGTCCACCCCATGTGGCGTAGCATTATATAAATCAACCATTATTAACTATTTGTTTATTAATGAATATTTACTCTTCATAGACCTAAAAGACGATGGTTATGCTTTTTTATAACTAGTTGATTATCATTATGCTTTTATTGGTTTTGATAACCATATTAGCTATGTCATATCAGACTAGACCTATATTTGTGACTCAAAGCATCAAAAAATGTGAACCTATTTTAACTTGCTGAACACAGAAACTGAGATGTTATTTTAAGCATATAGATGTTTATCTAAAAACATGACTAAATAACATAAAGAATATTAAATAATTAACATTACATATAATTACTAATTTTTATCTAAAGTTGATGTCGCTCATAAATTTTTAATAACAATTTTACAAATACTAAAACTCACTTTAATCTACTAATAATATTATTTACATCAGTAATGTAATAACAAAAAATAATTAAAATACGCTCAGCAATCAGCATTTTTACTTAATATATAAAAGGACTAAAATATGGTGGATTTTACTAAAAGATTAAAAAACAAATCATTACCAAAAAAGATAAACCCTATTGAAATATATGACTCTTTAGATAGAAGAAGTGAAACTGGCCCATTACGTCCATCTCAATCATTGGTACTTGAAGAGTGGTTTACAAAATATAAAAACCGTAAAAATAATATAATAAAACTTCATACAGGTGAGGGAAAAACACTTATTGGGTTGCTTTTACTGTTATCCAAAATAAATTCTGGAGAAGGTCCTTGTTTATATGTATGTCCCAATATATACCTAGCAGACCAAGTTAAAAATGAAGCAAAAAAATTTGGAATTCCAGTATGTGAAATAGGGAACAAAAACGAATTACCTGAAGAATTTTTGCTAGGCAGCCATATATTAATTACTCATGTACAAAAAGTTTTTAATGGAAAAACAATATTCGGACTAAAAAACCAATCCGTAGATGTTGGTGCTATCGTCCTTGATGATTCTCATGCATGTATAGATTCAATAAAAGATTCATTAACAATAAAAGTTAAAAGTAATCATGAGCTTTATTCAAAAACTATGGCTATATTCGGAGATGATATAAAAGAGCAAGGAGAAGGAAGCTTTTTGGAAATTGAAAGTGGTGACTATAACACTATGTTACCTATTCCTTACTGGAGCTGGTATGATAAGAAAGATGATATAACCAAAGCAATAATTGAAAGTAAAAATGATGATGAAATTAAATTTTCATGGCCAGTAATCAAAGATCAAATTGGAAATTGTCAAGCTTTTATTTCAGGACAATTTCTCGAAATCTCTCCGACTTTAATGCCAATTGATCAATTTGGGTCATTTTCGAGAGCCAAAAATCGTATATTAATGTCTGCAACAACACAAGATGACTCCTTTTTTATAAAAGGACTAGGGTTCGATATTGAGTCAGTAAGCAAGCCTATTTCAAATCCTAAATTAAAATGGTCAGGTGAAAAGATGTTAATTATACCTTCATTAATAAGTGAAGAGCTAGATAGAGATGCAGTAATTAACTGGCTAGCTAAGCCAAATAAGAATAGAAATTATGGTATGGTTTTTTTAATTCCAGGATTCAGAAATAAAGCTCAATATGAAAAGTTAGATGCTAGTATTGCAACCACTTCCAATATCTTTAATATAGTTAAATCCCTTAAAGAGGGAAACTTTACTAAAAGCGTTGTTTTCGCAAATAGATATGACGGCATAGATTTACCTGATAACTCATGCAGAATACTTATTATAGATTCAAAACCATATTTTGATTCATTACTAGATCGGTACGAAGAAGACTGTAGAGTTGAAAGCGATATACTAAATATTCGAATTGCCCAAAAAGTAGAACAAGGTTTAGGTAGAAGTGTTCGAGGAGAGAAAGACTATAGTATTATAGTACTAATAGGGGGAGATCTAGTTAAATTTATAAAAAATCCAGCTAGCAATAAATATTTTTCACCACAAACAAGAAAACAAATTGAAATAGGAATACAAGTTGCTTCATTTACTACCGAAGATTCTACGGATGAAACTCCGTATCATACTTTAGCTAACTTGATGAAACAAGTGCTCCATAGAGATGATGGGTGGAAAGAATATTATGCAGAAGAAATGAATAATTTAAATATTGAAGGAGAAAAAAAAGACATATATGACGTAATAAAATTAGAATACGAGGCAGAGTGGCAATTTTCCATTGGAGAATACCCCAAAGCGTGCGAAACCATACAAAAATTGTGTGATAAATTTTCTAATTTTCCATCAGAAAGAGGATGGTATTTACAACAGTTAGCTAGATATAAATATAGAACAAGTAAAGTTGATGCCAATCGAATACAAAAATCTGCATTTCAAAGCAACCTTCATTTATTAAAACCAAAGGAAGGCATAAGCTATAATAAAATTGAATTTGTGAATCAAAGCCGAGTAGAAAGAATTAAATCTTGGATTAGACACCATCAAGATTACCAGGAGATGATGATATCTCTTGAAGGTATTTTACAAAACCTTTCCTTTGGAATGCCTTCGGAAAAATTTGAATCAGCTTTAATGGAAATTGGTGAAGCAATTGGATTTATCAGCCAACGGCCTGATAAAGAAATAAAAAAAGGCCCTGATAACCTATGGTGTGGAGTTGAAAATCAATACTTTCTTTTAGAATGTAAAAATGAAGTTGATGAAACTCGTAGCGAAATATCAAAATATGAGGCTGGGCAAATGAATTCTCATTCAGCTTGGTTTGAAAGCATTTATGGAAATGCTAAATGTAAGAGAGTCATCATAATTCCAACTTTAAAATTATCTTATCACGCTGACTTTACCCATGATGTTGAAGTAATGCGAAAAAACATGCTTAAAAAGCTTAAAAATAATGTGAAAGGATTCTTTAAAGAATTTGGGCAATATGATATTCACAGTGTTAGTGATCAAAAAATCCAACAGTTAATTAACATTCATGAATTAGATATACCAAGCTTAATAAATAAATATACTGAACGTTATAAAAGAATGTCTAAGTGATAAGTATTAATTGTGACATTACACTAAATATTTAACCAATTAGATTTAGCATAGATATAAAATCATACTGACTTCAATGTGCACATTTAGTGTACATTGAATACATTCGATTGATATCAACTAAAAACACCCTTTTATAATCAAAGAATAAAAAATTATAGATTCGCTTCCAGCTGTGTCTAATTTGATGGATTAGTGAAAGGACAACGATTTCAAAAAATAATGTATTAGTGATGTACCGTTAGGATTGATGTCGATGATTGAAGAAGTGCGTTTAATAAAACCATTACTATAAGTTGTTGTATTAGTCTCGCTATATATCTTCCTTACCCTAGCAAACCCATCACTAATACAGACATCTGAATAATATGAATATGTAACGCCAGTTGACGCATTAACAAACAAGCCAGCTTAATTGTTGAATTATAAGCAAGGTGAATGCCCCCATGATTTGTAAACAGGTTAGTCCCGCTACCACCACCCTGCATAAAAAAGAAGTGTGTTGGGTGTTTTTTAAATCATCATTAGTAAATATTGGGTTTATAGAACCTAAACCATAATCACCAATTAGCATCATTGTACCTGCGTTTATTTCAGGGAGTCGAATAGTATACCCAACCCCATCATAGGAACAATAAAGCCCATAAGGCATGCATTTTTCAGCTTCAGCAGCTCAAAATAATTTGTTGGATTAGATTTATCAAAACTAAACAAATCATTATGTGATACTAATTGCCCATCAAATTTTTGCGTATCTGATGTAGCTTTACTTGAGAAATCAATCCACTCGCTCCAAATATTTCTATCACGAAACCTAGATGCTAACCTTCTACCATCCGCACTAAATTGGAATTGAACAATAGAGCCACCACCAGCATAAAATCCAGCATTGAAAGCGCTATTAACATTCTCAAAAAACGGGGGATATACCAGATGACGTTGCACCAACACCTAAATCCCCAATATGTACTGTTTTATTGTCATCCGCTTTTTTACTATTATCCCCTGCATCTTCTTAATACTATCTAACGTTACTTTTTGCCCATTAGATAGCTCTACTGTCACCACACCGTTATTCATCATTCATTGATCCATTGCTCGCAGAAAATACGTCGTATCTGACAATAGCGGTCATACGATTATTAGCATCGCTGTATGAGTTCAGCTCAGTGAGATTAATGCTATAACTGGTGTTTTTTACGGTAAATGTAGCCGGCTGTGAAATGACTAATTCTGTATCGCTATTAACTCTATCCACCATGTAAATAGAATTAGCATTACCATTTTTAATTAAAATAATCGTACCTGAGCGAATAGCAGGATTATTAACTATCCATTTGGTACCTGTGCCAGAGACAATAGCAACCCCTGACACTGTGCTAACAGCGCCTGTTGTGTATATCATGATTTATTTCCTAAATTTATTTTTTTATAGGTGAATTATCTTTGCAATATATTTTGTCAAACATATCAGGGTGAACCCAACCGCCTTGCCATAAACCTGCTTTACCGTATCCGAAATACATATTATTATCATTATTATAGCGACTTAATTTAAAACTCTGATATTTTTCAATAGTCTGAATTTTAATTAAACCAACACACTCCACTGTCTGATAATTTATAGGTTTTCTATCAGCACAGCCTGAAATAAATACCGCAATAGATAATAAAATTATTTTTTTCATAATACCTTCTTAATATCGCTCACATCTATTATTAAGCAAGTAGATGGAAATCTAGATAAATCACGATTTGCACTGCCTGTGCTCCAAAGAACAGCTTCTTTATATCTTACTTGTAACGTATTTCCCACTCTTTTAATAAAAGTATCCATCCAAGCCCCTTCAAATCCATCCTCCCATATTCCTCCCATTCCGCCACCAAAAACGAAAGCTAAATCTTTTATATTTGGTAATTGATAATCAATATCTTCTTTCCATGATGCAATAAAATATCCTACTATTTTTAGCACCCCCCAATTAGAGTTATAAACAGTCTGTTTTTTACTACTATTTTTTATAACGACTCCATATTTTTCTTTAAAAATATTATTAGGAAAATCACCAAATTCAAACACATCAACACTACCCGAAGAGTCATTATAAGGTTGGGATAGCTGAATATTTTTGTCACTTCCTTTTATGGCTCCCCCAATAACTTTAACAAAAACATTGTTAGGTGATACAGCAAATAACTTTGTAGATGAATGTGGGGTGATCGGTAATTCAGTATAATATCCTTGATTTCCAGATACTATCCCACCTTTCATTATAACAGTCTGCTTTCTAATACAGTTCATAACCGTATTAAAACTATCTATTTGAACATGGCGATCCTTTCCTTTTATAATAATGCCATATTTACCCATCAATATACTCCATAATATAACCTAATGATGTCATCATATATATCGATTAAGCCATTTCTATAAACATTATCGAGTTCAAGAATAATTACCCCGTTATTAATATTTAAAGTAATATCTCCGGCTAACCCTCTCATAAAGGAAGTCCCAAACCAAGCAAATACTTCTCCATATTTATTTAGATCAGAATAGTCATAACTAAAGGTTTTTTTAGTCATAAGTGGTATAGGAGTAATATCATGCCAACCAACAATTCGGCCGACTCTATCGGATGTATTTAATAAATTAATTCCATATTTTTTAGATTTGATTACCATACCATAATTATCGCTCATTTGTGATATCACCAATAATAACAACATTATACCCAGTTTCGTCTTTTACATATAAATTTTGATTGGTTAATGTTGTTCCTCCATTACCACCATATATTTCTAATTTGTTATTTTTCACATCAAGAATAAAACCTGACTTTTCGGGAGAATAGTTATTGGAAGTAATAGCCTCTGATAACGCGAGTTTTCTGATCATAGCTTTATCAATTAATGCTTCTCGAATAAAAAATTGTCCGTTTTTAGCAGACATAAACAGTTCCATTCGGTTATTTTTGGGATTATAAAATGCAAAGTTATTGGCATTAAATCCAATATAAGAGTTTATTTTTTTATTTTTGATTTCGGCACTAACAATAAAACCAGCTGCATTATATCTAATTCCATTATGGACGATAGTAATATTTATTGAATGCCGAGCATATCCTCCTGATTGTGTAAATTGTGCATTCATCTTTTGATTGATAATACCTGACTGCTGATTAATTTTAGCTTGGGCTTGTTGTTGATAACTTGATTGAGCTTGTTTGATAGAAGAAATTGCTTCCTTTTGAGTAATAATATCAGCTTCCGTATTTTCTATCTGAGTTCGGATCTCATTAATCGTTTTCTCTGTCTGTTTACTGTATTTTTCAAACTTTTGAGATAAATTATATTCATTATAACCTATCCTTTTTATTGTATTTTCATTCCATTCAACTTTTTCATTAAGCTTCTGCCATGCTTGCGTTTCCTGTAATTCTTTATCTAAATTATCTAGTATTTCGCTAGTGTGGCTTTCTGGTTGCCCTATTCCTTCCACAAATTCTGAATACCCTACAGCGTTTATACTGCGAACATAAATATAATAGGTATGTCCTGCCTTTAGGTTACGTCCTTGTATAACCCACATAGAGCTAATACCTAAATACTCAGCACGATTTTCCACATCACGAATATCCGTGATCTGTTTTTCTGAAAACCAAAACTCATACTGTGCTCGTAAGCTATTTTGACCACCAGATCGCGGAATAATCCCTAAACTAAAATAGCCCGACTCAACCTCAATATAACTGGGTGGTAATGGTGGATTAATCGCAAATGAAGTTGTGGCCACCTTGCCTTTTTGTTTCCGATCATTTTGAGGCAGGACGGATAAAACATAATTCCCCTGAGGTAAACCACCAAAACGATATATCGTATCCGTGGTTGAGGCGGTGCCGACAATGCGATCACCAGTGGTTAGTTTTAATAAAAAATCTACCCCTCGACTGGAATAAGGTGTATTCCAACTGGCTTCTACTTGCCATGCACTTGTATCTGATTCGATATCCACAGAAAGGTTTTCAACCGGTGGAATAAATCCACCCAGTGGCGTATCAGGTTTTGGCTCAAATTTAGCCCCTTTATCAACAACAGCCTCTTTTTCTGGCGCGTGTTGCACAGCGATAACCGTAAAACTACCATCACCATTATCAGACAAGCTAATAGCACGAAATAATCGCCGACGTAAAGATGGAAGTGTTAATGTCCAAATTCCTCCTTCTTGTAACCCTAACGGTAAAATATCCAGCTTTATTTGATTAGATGCGGGATAGCTCACCACTTCATAAGATTGCGGATCACCTTGTGCATTGAGGAGTGTGACGCTTGATTTACCACTTTTGGGTGTGTCGATATTGCGATCTAAGGTTAATGTTTGAGAGGCATAATCAATATGTGTTAGACGTCCACCAATTTGATTATCCGCGTAATAATTATCAGCAATTTCGATAATATCACCCGGCATATGACGTAGCCCCTCACTACCGATATTAAATTCAACCGTTTGAGTTTCTAATTTCTCAGTAGTTAACAACCAAAGACCATGACGATGAGCCTGACCTCTGCTAGTACAACCAAATGCATCGACGCGCATCACATTGCGTCCAAAGCGCGCTATGCTAGCATCATCTTCAACTAGCTCAACACTGGTTTTCCAACCATTGTTTGGATCAATAAAACGAACTTCGACGGCGGTGTGACGCGATTTTAATGCGCTAAAGCTGTATTGGAAGTTGCCATCAATTACGTTGGCATTAGTATAAGGCCATACTACATCAGACGGTCTGTCTTGAATAAAGGTTAATGTTCGTCCGTTCCAGACTGGCATAATGCGCATCATGGCACACATATCTGCCATCACATCATAGGCTTTACGCATATCCGTAATGTAAGCATTACAGGTTATACGTGGCTCTTTTCCTCCAAAACCATCATCAACCTGTTCATCACAATAACGTCCTATCGCATATAAGGCGAATTTATCAACCTCACTAATATTGAGGCGTTTCCCCATGCCATAACGAGGATGAGTTAACAAATCCCATAATACCCATGCTGGATTATTGGTAAATGCCGGTTTAAAGGTACCGTCCCAAATCCCGGAATAAATTCGTTTATCTGGATCATAATTACTCGGTACCTGAATAATACGCCCTTTAATTAAATAATTACGGCGCGGAAATTTATTGCCAAACTGCTCACTATCAAACATTAATCCTGCAACAGCAGAACCCGGATAGGTTTGTGAAATATCCACTAACTCAGAATAACTCGACCAAACGGTATTATTTTGAATTTTGTCAGAAGTGCTGTCTTGAGTGATACGGATCATGCACACACTGAACGGAACTGGGGGCAAATCATCTAAAATAACCGCCATCAAGTACGGAGAGTTAGAGCGTTTACCCTTAATCGTGACGATTTTCTCTGTTATCCATACCCCATTGCGCTGGATTTGGATCTGTAATTGAACAGATGTAGGTACGCGATCACCATTATCTTTAGTTTCAACCAGTGCTTGCGTACCAAAGGTTAGGCGTAAACGGTCAATATTGGGCGAGGTGATAGTGCGAGTGACAGGGGAATTATATTTAACCTCAATCCCCACCTGCACTTCATTCGCAGACGCGGTAAAACCACTCATTGCCGGTTGCTCTAAGGTACCCGCCCGCCATTGTGCATACATTCCATTAATCGTGCTATTGCCAGATCCATCTATCACCGGCGTATCATCCAAATAAATGCACCCTAAATCATCCATCGAGCCTTGAATATGAATAGGGCCTTCAATCGGCCCCTCACTGATTAAATCAATTAATGACGCTTTTTGACGTGATGTTAAATCGTTTGGTGCCTCATACGGTGTTCTTTGACCGCCACCACCTTTACCCATGATACGAACTCCTCTTAACCACCATGTTTGCCGGCATCGATATTTTCACCGTCACTGTCATCCATAATTTCAACAGATTGTGAAATGACGCGTGAACCACACATAATTTCGCCGTAGGCAATGGGCACCGGCATTCCTTGTGCAACGGCATTATCAAGATTGCTAAAATAAGTATTGCCTTTTTCTTCATCACCACGAGATAGATTGGGAGGTTTTGGAGACGGGATCAGCATTTGAGCGACACCACCAATCATCATAGCTGCACCGCCCGCCATCAAAGAAGTCGCTACTGTTGCGGAGATCCACGCTGGCCCCCACCATCCCAATGAAAATAAAGCAGCACCTGCAATAAATTGAAAAACACCGACATTTTTAGCCCCTGATAATTTCGGCACAATATGAACTACTGAATTATCAGGTAAGATTTCATTGAATCTTTGGTTAATATCTTGTGGGGAAATATCAGTACCTGCAATGCGCACTTGATACCAACCATCACGAATAGCTAAGCGTAATGCTGGAAGTTGAATAAAAAGCGCGTGAAGACCTTCAGAAGCAGTATTCACATTTAAATCAAAGCGACGTCCAAATCGTTGCAAATCCCCGTAAAGTCGGAAGGTTGCCAATCGCGGTAACGCCAAATTGAGTGCGCCATTCGTTGCCATCGTTCGTTATACTCCTCACGTTTGCTAAGTTGGTTTGGAATGTGATGTAAAATCGTTTGATTGCCTAAATAAATCCCCGCGTGGTTGGCACGAGAGCTGGCATAGCAACACAAAATAATATCGCCGGGTTGCACTTCTTTTTTTACCTGCCGAAAACCACTGCTTATCATATTATCTAGGTACAGTTCTTTACCTTGGCGCCACCAATTATCATGTCGCTCAAAATCAGGCAGATCATGTCCTGCCAAATGATAAGCATCACGAAACAACCCATAACAGTCGGTTGAGCCATGAATAAAATGGCGACCTAATAGATGAGATACTGGCTGATAACAATGAATTTTTTCATTACAAACCACCCACCACGGCAACGCACTGTTCACCTGCAGTTGTCGATCTAAGGTGCTGAGATAAGGTTGACCATCAGGGTGACTGTGTACAACGGCTATCACCTCGCCCTGCTGTTCGGCTCGAATAAAATCATCAAAAGAAATCGTGAAATAGTTTTTCGGATCAGTGTGCTGATTAACACAAGGTAAATACTGTTCACCCTGTGCGGTACTTACCAATAAGCCACACGCCTCCGATGGCGCTTGCTCTTTCGCATGCGCCAAAATTGCTTGCTCTATCATAAGAAACACCTTAGGAGGGAGTTAATTATTACCAATACGGGAAGTGGAAACAAACGCGCCTATACGTGATTCGTTTTTTCGTAACTTACAGTCACTAAGACGTTTGCCACATTTGTCTTTTAGTGGATCAGTGGTTGGCTTTCCCCATTCGTCAGCAACAGGGGGGCCTTTGTAACCACACTCTTCTGAGCGATAACAAAAATTACAGATATCAGACAAAATAGCACGCCCAGGCAGCATTAATCCGTCAGTCTCACTCGGTGTGGCTAACATAAAGGTAGCTGTTACTGAATTTAAACTGGTCATCTGCTCAATGATCCAACGTGTCACAATTTCTTGTGACGGATCGGCATTAGGATTGCCTTGAGGAAAATTTACTGCATCTAAAAATTGAGTGCTGACAATGCGTCGTACCACCAGCCCACCGATTGCACTATCTAATTGACTGGCAATCCCTGTAATCAATCCAAATAAATTCGACAATGTAATAGTGGGTCGCCCTGAGGGGCCTTTGCCATTAAAAGAAAAGCCTTCACCTTTCACGGGGTAAGGCTCATAGGTGTTTCCTTGCCAGATTAACGGCTGTTTACGTTGATTGAGTCCATCAAAAAAGCGGTACCGAATACCACCTATTTTGGTTAAATCAAATTCGTAAAGTTCAAGTAAGACATCAGTGGAGGAGAGTTCGGTAATACTAATTCGCATTTCAGGAGGAATATGTTGCATATTAGCTCCAAATAAAAAACCCGCCGAATGAAGTGAAGTGACCCCATAAAGTTGGACACTTTAAGTTAATATTATTATTTCTTCATATCGTTCATATTTTTATCATACTTTCCTTGTATATAATCAAACATCTCTACTGCATTTAGACACTCTTTGTCTTTTTTATTATCAAGCTTACATCTGTAATAAGTTAATGTGTTTATACTTGATATAGCACTTATATTTTCTACCTGCCAACGGCAAAACTCAGGATCTTTATGTTCCGCACAAGCTATATTAATCGTATCAATAATAAAATCTTTTTCTGAAACTTCAGCTTGTATAAAAAATGGAAATAATAAAACTATCAATATAAGTTTTTTCATATGTCCTCAATTAATAATATTTAAGATACAACTTGTTCGAACTCAGCCGTTATTTCAGTTCTAATCATTCCAGCAGAAGATGACCATTTTCGACATAGTACCTTAATTAATTCTGATTGATGAGGAGGCTTCCATAAAAATGCAGTAACGCCAGCATGTTTTTCTAAAAATGATTCTATTTGTAAGCTTTCACTATTTATATAGATAAGCGTTACATTGTATTTTTTTAAATTACTATTAATACCATCAGGGCGACGCTGTTCATAGCCGTCGCTAAATTTTACTGATTTTACTCGAGGCTCAAACTCCTTTTTCATATCGGGTTTGACTTTCCACTTAAATGTTTCCATCTACATAGCTCCACCATCACGACGTTGGCTCATGATATAGTCCTGAGCACCTCGCTTACTAATTTCATAAACTTTTTTCAATGCTTCAGGCCCTATCTGACCATTACTACCATCATTTTGTATAGTAATGTGATAATGCTGGGTAACGCCTCCTCCCTGATTGGGTATTTTTGCAATAACACCCAGCTTCCCATCAGCACCACGGCGCAAAGGGAAAATGCCTTCTGGCCCAGCCTCTCCCATCAAGCCTGCACCTTTTGCAAACGCAAACATGGTAGGTTTATGAACAATCTGTCCACTGTAAGCACTTAGGCTGGCTGAGTTGTAAACACCACCGTTAGCATTCGCGACTGGAGCGCCAAAACCAAAGCCCATCGCCTCTATTCCTTTAACTAATGACATTTTAATTAAAATATCCGTTAGCATCTTAAGAATCGATTTCGTAAAGTCTTTGAAATTGGCTTCACCTTCAAATAATACGTTGGTTAACTGGCTACTAAATCCATTAAGCGCCATAGAGGTAGCATTTTGTATTTGAGTATTAACATCAAGAGCCGTATCTTTATAATTACCCCATGCCGTTTGGGCTCCCGCTAACCAATCAGCCCGTTTTTGATCTTCAACTTCATAGGTTTTTTGTTGCTCAGCTAACATATTATTTAGCTGTGGGTTCTCTTTTTGTCCCGCAAGAAGTTGAGCGCGTTCTAAGTAACGTTGTTGCTCTCTTGCTGACTTGCCCATACTTTCTTCAATCGCTTTACGTTTTTCCGATTGTTGAACAATGAATTTATCAGCCTGATCTTGCATCTTATTTAAGCGCTCTTGTAAGGCGACTTCATCACCCACTAATGCGAGTTTCTCCTTTTGAGCCAGAATATTTTCTTTATTTGATAATAAAGATTTTTCGGCGTTAGTTAATCGGCGTGTCAATTGCGCTTGTTCTAAAATTGCAAATTGTGCCTGCTCTTTTTGAAAATCCTTGCGTTGTTGGCTAATAACATCATTAGCACTTTGATGCTTTTTAAGCATTTCTAACTGGGCTTGCAATGCAAGTAAATCACGAGAAGCTTTTTCTTCTTCTCGATTACCTGTGGGTACCACATATCCTTTACCTTTCCCAGTCCCCGGCATCTGGCGATCTCTTAAACGAAAATTAATCATCGCTTTTGCTTCTTCGTACTGTTTTTGAGTTAGGCTATGCTTATCCTGTTCTAATTCTGCTAGTTTTTGTAACCTCTGAGTCTCCCAACTGAAATAGCTTTTCCATTTTTCTTGGTTTCTAATCTGATTAACCTTGAATTGTTCACTATCTTTAACCGCTTGAGCCTGTGCATTTTTAAGATCTTGTTCGTATTTCTTATTTTCCAGCTCTTTAATTACTTTTTGTAATTCTCTCCCTTCATAGCTATTTTCCATTCCGTGAAGTTGCAGTTGATATAGTTGTTCTTTATAAGTGGTTAGTTTCTCTGTAACCCCTTTATCTCTTCCTATATCAAGCATTGCGTCCCAAGCTTTTTTTGCCTCCCGTTGAATATTAATCCATGCTGATTCAAGAAAACCTAGGCTATCAGATATATCATTAGCACCGTCATTAATAGATTGTGCATAAGCATCAATCGCCAGCTTAGCTGCTTCGGTTTTATTACCTTGCAATTCGAGTGTTCGAATTTGTTCTAATTGGGATGCAGTGAGGTGATGATTCGCTTTTTCTAATTCAAGCGACATTTGAAGCGGTTCATCTTGCAGACGTTTAAACTGATCAATAGTGGTATCAATCGCCTGGCCTGTGATGTAATTCATCTGTGCGGCCGCTTTTGAAACACGAGAAATCTCATTATTCGAAAATACGCCAGTCCCGACGACACTTGAAATGGATAATGCCATTTCACCACGCGTAATTCCGCCACCCGCTAGGGTTCGCGCCATTTCGTTTAATTGGCTCGCTGATTTATTGGCGTAGTTACCGGTTAAAATCAGTTGTTTATTAAACTGAGAAAATTCTCTTTCTGCATCATAGGCTAGCTTTGCAACGCCTGTTAAACCTGCCGTAATTCCTCCCCAGATACCACCACGAACCAATGAGCCCATATTAAATGAGTTGGCAATACCCTGAAGACGACCAGCTAATGACTTGCTGTTTTTATCAAACTCTTTGGTTTCTTTGCTCGATTCAGATAATCGACGAATATAAATTTCTGCAGAAGAACTGACACCAAGTTGAGAGGCTTGATAACGCAACATCTGTTCACGACTTAAGTTTTGAGTAGCAATTTGCTCTTTTAGTCGCTGAATAAATCGCGTTTTTTGTTGCGTTAGAGACTCTTCTTCTCGGCGCAACTTCATTGACTCTGAGGTAATGGCAGAAATCAGTGTCCGATAGTCTTGTTGATGGATAGTGCCCTTTTTTACCTCTTGATTAAGCTGAGCTTGAATGGTTCTTAATGCCGACGTTCCTCCAGAAAGTCCTTTAACTGCTTCAATCTGCTTAAAATATTTTTCAGTATTTGCATCTTGTTGATCTTGTATCGCCTTTATTCTTGATTTAGTGACATTCTGAATTTCAGCGAACTGCTCACCTGTAATTTTTAGCTTGTTATAAGCCTTTGTTGATTTATTTAAAACCTCTGTGAGTTGTTCAAGTGCATCTCTCGTTTGCCCAACACTTTGAGCTTGCTCTAAAAAAGCATCAGCTTGTTTGCGTGATTCAATAGCTGAGCGCGCCTCTTCCTGTGCGATCCGCTGATAATAATCAGCCCGTTGTTGTTGAGAAATTTCTTGTTGATTGTTAAGTTCTTGAAGAGACTGCGCAGTACTCTCTGCTGAACTGCGAGCAGTTTGCGCTTGTTGTTCAACCAGTTGAGCCATACGTCGTTGACTGGCTTCGGCTTTTTCTGCGGTTTCTTGGAGCTGACGTTCAACTCGCCCCATTTGCTCTTTAAAATCGGCTGTTTCAGCCCCTAAATTAATCGTTAGATCCGCTATTTGTTGGCTCATATCGTATTCCGCCCGCTATCCCTTCACTTACCGCCATCATGATTTCATCGTCCATATCAACAGCAGGTTTACGTAACAACACACTAAAATCCTCTGGTGATAAGTCTTTACCACCACCAAAAACACTGGCAACCGTGAAATTAAGACCAGAAAAAGCATGATCGATAAATTGAATGGTGAAGGGAGTTTCATTAAAGAAGTGTAACCAATCAGCGAGCTCGGTCGCTGTCATCTCACTGAGCATTCTGCGCCAATCAGCACGTTTAAATTCATGTGATAGGCGCAGAATAAATTGATGTTCACGGGCAACTACTTTTCCAGTGGCTCTGCCTGAACATCACCTTGATGGTTTTCGCTTTCCGTGTTTTCAGTTTGAGCCATCCCGCTAATGACTAGGACTTCTTTTGCTGCTTTTCCAAGCGCCTCTGGTGGCCACTGCGAAAGCACTTCATGATAAACCTGCTCAATATCACGCGTTTCACCGTGTGCTAATGATCGAGACACTAACCAGGCATTCGATTCTGTGTTTGCACGAATAATGAGTGCTGTTTTTTTTTATGCCTTCAGCCTTTTCAACATCTTCGTTTTTTTGAGATTGTTCGACCAAAAAATCAAAGTATTCAATACGCTGTAATGCTGATAACTCAAACAACTCAATAGTGTTATCACTATAAGTAAATTCTTTTTTCTTTAAAAACATATTATTACCTTTTATTCAGTGTCTTTTTTAATAACGGGCGCACTTTTTCCTTGCTCTGACGCTGATTTTATTTCTTCTGCAAGCGCAGGACGGCCACTGTTGGTGATCTTAATGGTACGAGTGATCACTTCTTTCGCAGGTACCGTTTTTCCAAGCGAACTAACCCAACCTCGATAAATATCGACGGCCCCATTGGGGTAACGAATGCGGTAGTGACGAACATCCCCTAGTTGGAACCAATCAACCAGATCTTTTTGACCTTGTTCACCCGGTTTCCATGCCAGCGTGATGTTGGCCTCACCCGCTGATTTTTCCCCCTGAGCAGTGGCTTTCCAGTCCGCATCTTCGTCATCAAGATAGGTATCGTCATAACTGTCTGCGGTAATTTCACCCGGCTGTAGCTCTTTAATTTTCGCCAGTCGTGTCCAATCCGTATCAGTAAACGGATCTTTTAATGGGTCTTCGGTACCGCTATAAATCCAAAGCGTGGTACCAGCACCCTTTACGGGTGCCAATGGGTTTGGTGTAGGCATAATGATTCCTTTTACATTGAATAATTAATTTGATAATGGAGATCGACCGCCCCCCACAACCCCATTTCTTCATCACGATGGTAGTCGTAGCCGTTAGGGGTCATATTCTCGATAAGCTCGGACAGTGCGGGAATGGAGGTCAGCGCAGGATAAATCACGGCTTCAACCCATTTATCTAACTCAGCATCAGGGTTATTCGCACTGAGAAAAACTTCTATGTGAACAATTGCTTGCCAACTATCTTCATCGAGATTTTCACCTGTTGAAATAGCATCGGTGATGTACACCGCAATGGCTGGAAAGTCGTTTTCATCCACAAAAAAAGGGCGACCATCAAAGACTGTCACCCCATTGGCATGAGGCTCAATCGCCTCTTTAATTGCATGTCGGATCTGTGTATGTTTGATCACCAAACCCTCCCTTTTATATAAAGCCGTAACTGTTGCTTTAAGGCCGACGCCATTTCTTTGGGCATATCAGATTGAAGCAATTTCTCTGACTCTTCGGTGTAAGCTGTTGTTAGCGGTGTGACGAACGGAATTTTCACCACCTCGATGGGATAACGGCTTTGACCAACTCGCTGAAGAATATGCCAACGGCCATTATCAAGCTGTTGAATAAAAGCATGAGGAAAAGAAAATCTCCCCACCTTCAAAACACTTCCAGCGCCTTTCTGATTACCTCGTTTTCTTGATAGCTGAACGCGCGCATTACCTAGGGCAATGGCCGGCAAATTACCCCGATTTATCACTAATCGAGCGCGAGGCGTTTTATAACGGCTACTCGCTCGACTAAGTCGAACACGTTGACGGATCAGGCGTTGAGGTACTTTGGTTTCAGATGAAACCCGTTTAACACTATGGCTAATGACACGGCGAGCAACACGGTTAATCGCCATTGCGGTTGCTTTCGGGACCATTTCATCATTAATGCTATTCAGGTTTTTAATGGCTTGCGCTAACCCTTTCATATCACCCACCTATTTGATCCAAATATGTGGTTTCCCATTAAACTTTTGGTGTCGAGTGACTTGATAGGCTTCCCCCTCAATTTCTACGGCGTCACTGCGCTTAGGGTGATATGTTGAAGAAAAAACAACATAGCTCACCCCATCACCACTCATCGGCCCCAGTTCAGGGATAAAGTGAGATTCGAGTGCTTGATAAATAACACCATTAATACGGATGGGGATCCCCATCCGCTCAGTGGTCGCGTTATCCATTCTTTTTATTAGGTGTTCAAATGGATTCATCTATGTTGCCTTAACCTTGAGGGGTACCCGCTGATGGCACAAAGACATTGAGTTTAACCGTAACATTTTCACTCGATGCATCCGCATCATCCCAAACAACACCGGCAGGTGTACCACCGGTATCCACCACGATATTGTCTTTAACAGAGGCCACTCCCCCCGCTTTTAAGGCAATTCCCGTTTTCTTGTTCAGTAAGAAAACACCTTCTGCAAAACCATCACCGGTTTCGTTAGGTTGAATATCCGTGATCGCAACACAAGCAACCGCACCAACGTGTACCAATTGACCACTTTTAATGATCTCTTTTGTATTGTTGACAATTGCAATTGTGCCACCCTGTTGTACATAATTTTTAGCCATAAAAACTCCTTCCGATGCCGAAGCACCGGATTTTAGATATAAAAAAAGCCCATCAGGGCATCAGGATAAAACGAAGAAAAAAGACGTCTTACTTACCCGTCACTTTCAGTAGACCGCGATAATCAACTGGCGCTACACCCGCATCAATACGCACCTTGGTGGTGACACCGTCGGAAGTAAAGCCTTCAAGTTGGTCAATATACGGCACATCAATTCCGTTTAAGTACGCTACCTCAATGGTGTCACTACCTTGGCGTGATGCCATATACCAATCTTTTTCACTCGCATCATCTAAACGAAGTTCAGCGATAATTTCCGCTAAATCACGCACTGGGTTAATGATATTGGCATTAACATCTGCGCCTTTCACACTACCCGATTTAACCACTTGGGTTGCTTGTGTTTCCAGTGTGGTCGGTACCAACATAAATGCCGGTCGAATATTGAGTGTACGTTCACCTTCTTTCTGTTGACGCATAGCAGTACGACCTGCACTGATGGTTTCTACATCCATCCCGCCCGTGAGTATGTTTTTATGATCGGCACTAAACAGCGCTTTTTTATCGCTCATTTTTTCATTGTCGACAAGCACCGCATACACCAAATCACCGATGGTGGCTTTCGCTGCTTCACCTAATTTCTTTGGTACATCCGTCAACATATTCATGTCATCATTGATAATAGCTTGACGGCTAATACTGAATAATTCACCGTAAGTTGCCAGCGCGATGGTTTCGCCTTTATCGTTCAACGTAACGTATTTATACTCAGCGCCTTCACGCACTTTACGTAATGAAGGGAACGCACCTAAACCAACACGATGTGCAGTTTTAAAGTCACTGAGTTGTCCTTTTTTCGTCCATTTTCCAAAGGTTTCGTCATTTTCTTCCCAACCAAGCAAAATCGCTTTATTCGCGACATCCAGCAGGATATTACCGAAATCAGAGGTGCTGTGCGTAAAGGCCATACCAATCATTTGCATCGGATTATACGTAGCCACGCCAACACCACGCTCCGTCAGTGATGCGCGTGCTAACTCACGCAGTGTCATGCTGTTATAGGCGTTATCTTTTTCATAATCCTGATAACCCGCACGCGCCATCACAGAGGCGCGCACACTGTCACCGACGATATTGCCGTTTCCTGCGTAAATATGCGCATTATCTTTATTGGATGGCTCAGGATTTTGTTGCTGTGCAATCGTATTGAGCAATTGCTCACGCGCTTTTTCAACAGAACAGTTCGCATCTGCTAAACACGTGATCATTAGCTCATTATGACGACCACCGAACATGGCAAATAAATCTTTAATGCCATTTAAGCGTGTTTGCTCATCCGCAAAGGAGGCGCTAGGCTGTGGCTCTGGTGAAGAATTTGGTTGAGGCTGTTGCGTAGGTTTAGTAGTGTTTTTGGGGGTAATTTGATTTTTAATTGCACTTGGCATAGATGAAAATTCCTCAATTCGTTTAGATGTAAGACTTGCCATTGCTTTCACTGGCTCAATCACTTTATCGGCGAAACCGTGTTCAACACACTCGTCACCATCAAGCCATGTTTCCTGCTCTAACATGGCGGTAATTTCTTCGGTTGTTTTCCCTGTTTTCGCCACATAAGCAGGGATTAATACGTTTTCTAACTTGTCGAGTAAGTCAGCATATTCACGCATATCATTCGCATCTCCCCATGAGACACCCCACGGTTTGTGGATCATCATCATGGCATTTTTCGGCATAATGACCGTATCCCCGACCATCGCAATAACTGAGGCCATTGAGGCGGCCAAACCATCGATATAAACCGTAATTGTTGCAGAGTGGTTTTTAAGTTGGTTATAAATGGCGATACCATCAAACACTTCACCACCGGGGGAGTGAATATGCAGATTGATATGACTGAGATTACCCAGCGAGATTAAATCTTCCGTAAAGCGTCTTGCGCTAATTCCCCACCCACCGATTTCATCATAAATATAGATATCCGCCGTTTGGTCTTCTTTAGCCTGCATGCGAAACCAGCTTTTTTGAGTTACTGGCCCCGACATTTTAGGCATCATCATCGATTTCTTGTTGTTTAGCATCTTGTGCCCCTTTGTCATTAGCAGGATCAGTATCAAATACCAGTCCTAATCGTTTATTTTCGTCAATTTCGGTTTTACGACGACGTTTCACATCCGCAGGGTTGCCCCCTTTGGCGCGTATCCAGTCACTTTCTGTTGACGCACCACCACGTAACAAGGTTTTCCAAGCCTCAGACTCTTTCTTCGGATCAATCCATGGCATTACAGGGCCACTGTAAACCGCATTAAACAAGGATTTAGGGTCAACATCAGGTGGAACGGTTACCACACCACTGGCTATCGCCATTTTTAACCAATTGCGATACATCGGACGTGTGATGCCTGCCACAAAGGTATCTTGGAAAATGTTATAACCTTCAAATGACTCCACCAGCTCTTGTCGCTGAGCGCTATACGTACCGTTATAGTCACGGGCGATACTGGAATAACTCCCCCGACTGCCTGCAGAAACCGCGCGTAATTGTCCATTGCGAAACGATTGTAGGTTGGGGTTGGGTCGGTCTGATTTGATCATGCCGACTTCTTCACCCGGTTTTAAACCGTCGTAAATCATGCCCGGCTGAATATCAATATTACGTTGCTCATCTTCGTCATAGTCACCCTCAGGGAAAGAGCCGGCATCGCCTTTTTTGATGTACATGCCCAATGAAGCTGCAATACGTGCGGAGGTTAATTCCGCATCTTCGTAATCTTTTAACGCACTTAAACGCATTAAGATCCCCGAAAACAAACTGACACCTCGCGCTTGATGGAGCCGACGAGTGAATTTCAGGTGCAACATATTTTCGGCATCAATGGTTTTGATATCCCCTAAATTGGCACTAAATTGAGGGAGATTTTTATATACCTGATACCCTGTGGGTCGCCCCCACTCATTGAATTTAATGCCTTGAATAATCTTGCTTTCAGGCATATTCATGTGGATCGGCACAAAGTCAGGCTCTAAGGCTTCGAGCCAAAAATAGATATTGGCTTGAGGCTCTAGCCCTTTGGCTTTACCTTTGACCAGTTGAGCAAACACTTCGCCATCACGTAACCACGTTCTGACCAGTAAACGCTCTAATACAGGGCGACTAAATTGCCCGGTCACTTCGGGTAGTACTGACCACTCCGCCCAGGCTTGACGAGTTTGTGAGGCTAAATCTTCATGAATTTGCCCTGCACCATCGAGAGGCTGAGGCTCAACAATAATGCCTTTTGCCCCGACAATACGCTCTTCCATCTTATCGAGAATACCGATAGAGATATCATGATTGTTATCTAGCCATCGCGCTTGCTCGCGTAAGGAAGTACCACCAAATTGCGTCAATTGGTTTGCATTACGATTTTCACGTTTAGCGGGATGAGTACGAGTGGGTAAAACGGCTTCATACGCTTTAATTTGTAAGCGAGAGCGGAGACGCGAGGCTTGCCAGTTTGGGGCAAAATAACCAATGGCGCTGTCTAATAATGTCATCTAAACCTCGCAAGTTTATACATTGGATTGCCTCGTTTTCTCGATATCAATGCCGACAAACGAGATTCCCAACGCTCACGACCTTTTATGATCTCGTTGAGATTTTCCATTGTCATAGCTTGTCCATTAAAGGTGATGGACTTACCTTTCAACACCGCCTCTTCTGCTAAACGGTATTGCTCAATCATGTGTTCAATTTCTTCTTTCGTCATATCCAGCCTCCGCTGTTTGATACCGGTGCCCATGCTGATACCGCAGGCGTTTCCTGTTTTGGGGTTTCGGGTGAGGGTTTTATTTCAGGCTCTGTGGCGATATAGGCAATTGGCGAGGAGGAGGAAAGTGTCACATCAGGCAACCTTGCCCATTTAGGCGGTTTTTCCCAATTGATCCCTTCATACCCCTTTAATATCACCAAGGCATGGGCGTAAACCATTAGGTCAAATGCCTCATTAGCGCCTCGACCCGGTTTTTCCCAATGACCTTTTTCATCACGCTCTTCATACGTCAACTCGTCATAGAACGATTCATCCAACCAATCAGGGAAATGGATATAGTTAGGCCCTACGGTATCGCGCGATAACGCAGAACTGATCCGGTCCTTAAGTTGGTCAATTTGCAGTAAATAAAGAGGCACATCCCCTTTGGCTTGGGCGCGCCGTTCAGAACGACTGGTGTTATCGGGGAATGACTTGGTGATTAACTTACTGCGTTTATGCCCGTCACCCTTAAAGAGATAGACTTTACGATGCAGTCCCTCTTTTCGACAGCGACGCCAAAATTTATAGGCATTATCAGTAACGCCATCTTCACCGCCGGAGTCTACCCCCAACATCATGATCCCCATCTCATGATGAGGATAGTGCTGTAATGGGTAGGTTTTCTCTAATACATCGGTAATTAATACCTGCCAATCCTCAGGGTAAGAGCCCGGATCAATTCGACGGCATTCACCGTTATTGTCATAACGTAGGGATTGAGTGATTTCAAAGCGGTCAATCACCCAGCGTTCGCCTTTTTCACCGTAACCGACCACTTGCGCCACAAAGCGACGTTTTTTACCACCTTGCACGTCAACTGTGGCAACCAAGAACCGCACGCCTTCTGGTACCACTGATTCTTCCCAACTTTCAACACGATTAATCAGTTCATCACTACGGCGTTGTTCTTGTGCTGTGCGCGGTAAATAAGGCAAGCCCCAGTCTGTATTGGTGACCGCTTTTAGGGTTTCTTCACTGCCGGTTAATTCGTATTCTTGTTCTGCAGTTAGTAACTTATAAACTAACTGAGACAACGTTTGATAAGCAGCTGCTGGGCCTTCCATCCAAAAAGAGGCAATACGCGAACGACGCCCTGTGCCTGAGATCTTCCCTTTCTTATCAATGGACTGCCCTTCAATCAACCACACCCCTTTATTATTGAGTTCCCGTTTTTGATGGGGTTCGATACGACCTAAACAGTGCTGACACTCCACATACGCAGATTCACTTGCTTCCACGGGATCAGGATTATCACGATATCCCTTCACCGCATCATAAATAGGCTGGAAATATTCGTGGCAGTGTGGACATTGCCAGTACCAGCGACGGCGATCCCCCCGATTATAAAGCGATAAAATACCCGTTGTGGGCGGGGCTTCGTGAGGGGATAAACGACTCCATTTAGTATCGGTAATATCACGCCCCGGAGAGCTTTCTACCAGCGTCATACCCGCAGACATAAAAGTGGTTGTCCGTTTTGAGGCTAAAGAAAAGCCATCTCCTTCACCATCAATATCTTCGGGGAAACGGTCATAATCGGTGAGTGCCACACACTTAAAGTCAGATGAGGACATCACATTAATCGATGGCCACCCCATTTTTAAAAAACTGCCCGATAAAAAGTATTTATCAAACACGTTGTTATCGTTACGACGAGGGCTGAGTTGTTTGCTGACTTCAGGACTGCAACGAAAGGTGCGAGAAAGCCGTTTTTTACTGTGCTCTTGTGCTTTATCTTGCGTCATTTGCACCAGCAACATATCAGAAGGATCGCACACAATATTGTAAATCACCCAGCCATCAATTAACCCGACCGTCTTTCCTGTTCTTGCAGGACCCACAAATATCACTGCATCATAGAGCCGTGACGATAAACAATTCATAGGTTCAACAATGTAAGGGGATACTGCCGGATCCCAAGGAACCGAGTTACCCGCTCCCACAGGTACGCGCATATATTTTGCCACAGCATCCGCAACTGGCATTCGCCTCGGTGCTTTAATGAGTTGAGCTACATTTTTTCTTAATGTGGTTGCTGACACTGTTGCTGTCATAATTCATCCTCACCGCTCTCTTCATCATCCGAGTTATCACTTAAAACTTGATGTGCTATCTGGTCGCGGAGATCATCAATAATACCTTGTACGCGAGATACAGCTGTCGGTGTTAACGCGCAATCACGTTCTAATATGTCAGGTAGAGTTTCTAACACTTGCACCATCGCTTTAGCCAGTGCTGAATATTCTCGTGCAACGTCTGAGGCCGGCAATAGCTCCCCCACTTCTTGTTCAAACTTCAAACGCTCCCGCTCAGACTGATACCACGCCTTCCGATCTTGAGGTAGCATTTCCTGATTTTCGACAGGGACTGGCGCCTTCATCATTTCAGATAAAATATCAGTGAGTGCGTAGAGTTTTAGATTTGAGCTATTGCCTGCAACAGGCTCTAAATGATTAAGACGGGCGGAAGCAGTTTGTCGATGGACGCCAGAAAGTGCTGCTATCTGGCTGATATTGAGTTTTAAGTGTTTGAGTTCTTTGTCCATATTTCATTTGTTTTATTCCACTCCCGGAAGATAGATTTGAGCTTCATCAATAATTCGCTCTCTTGCCATTAGCAGTAATTGTTTTCTACCACCAACTCCCCAATTAGCCATTGTCCTTGCACAGTGACTGACGTTTTTAGTTTCCGCATTAATGACATGATCTAGCTTGTTCAATTTAGACATAACATCTAAACCTTTTCTCGTCGCATCTTTAAACGTGTTGTAGACAAGAATTTCAAACTCAGGCTTTAACCAAGCTGCATACCGAATAACAACTAACTCTAAAGCCCAAGTTCCCTGATTAAGTCCACCTTTAATCACTTTAACCGATGCACTTTTTGTTGCATCGCTTAAAGCTTGAACAAACCGCTTTACTTGACGACTTTTCAAAAATGCACCGGGTCTTTGTGATTCCGTTGCTTTACCATCCGCAACAGCAGCCGCATGCAGATCATTTAAGTTATATCTACCCTCACTATCAACACGGACAGATACACCATTAATACTGACTCTTGGATATTGCATAACGTATTTCCTACATTTGAAATGAACCCTCGTTCACATAGAAAATCAGCCCGTCGAAGCTCGCCAGCCATAACTGACTTCCTCGAAGGCTCATATCAAAGTGATTGGATCCGACGTTTTAGTGATTGCGCTGTGAATGCGCAGTGAAATGAGATGTAAAACAATAAAAGTGAGAGTTAAAAGCTTGAGTTAGTGATGAACGAAAAACAAACAAATTCATCACTGTTATTTTTTTAACATATATTTATCAAATAATTACACTGGTGGTGACGACCGATAAAAATTGAAAAATGCGCCGTTTCCCGCGTGCGCGTCGCCCCGTGGAGAGGGTACCCCGCTGGGAGTACCTTTTGATCATAATAGCCTTGTCAATAATTATTCTTAATATAAACAGAGCTATCATCATTAGATTAGTTTGCTTTCTCCAATAGAAAAACACCGAACGATGCGGGTCATTTATAGTACTTTGAAATTATTTACTTTTTGTTAGAGCCATAATTTCATCTTTCCGTTCATCTATTTCAGATTTTATTTCTTGCATGTATTTTTCACTGAATCCTCTAAACTTTATTACTCTTTTTGTTACTTTTCTGCCCTCACCAGACGCACCAATTGTAAAGAAAGATGATTCTTCAGATTTTAACCCTACATTTCCTTTACCATTGATATCATAGTATTCTTCTATCTCCACTTCATCAGCATACATAATACGCTTAGCAATCGAAAGCTCTTGCTCTACTTTCGCTCTGGACTGAAGTATTAATGATTCCAACTCAGTTCTTTTTACATTTTCTTTAAGCTCATCAGTTGTGTTATCTTCAGTATTAGATAGAACATCATATAGTTTATAAAAAGAATATCCTGGAATGGTCATGTATTTTAAAACTTCGATAACAGGAGAATCTTTATCTTCACTATCAGTCATTGAATAATCCCTTTTTGTAACTTTATTCATCAAACTTTAACTCATAATCTCAGATATTCACTTAAATGAATATTGAAATTACCCTGTCCAATAAAAGCCACCTGTTATTAACTGATGGCTATCCATATAAACACTATCAACGTCACTCAATGAATGACACTAATAGAATTAAAGATATTTATGTCTATCCAGAGTCACACCATCCCTTTTCTCATGCCAGTATAGATTATAATTATATATCATAGAGTTATGATACAACATATTAAAAAACCCAACCATGTGGCTGGGTTATAGAAATAGGCTTTCACTTGAATTCCACAAGCTCATCAGCAGGTACCCCTGAAGCCACGGCTGCCTAATTTGTTTTTAATACCCTTTAACAATTCCATTATATAATTTGACATAAAGGCCCCCTTATCTATGAGAAAAGCTGTTGTAAAACTAATTAATTCTGATATAAAAAAATTAAGTATAAATACATCAGTATTTATACCAACACCAAACAAAATATAAGTAAATACCATTCTCAAAAGGCAACCGCCGCTTATTTCTATTCAAAATTATGCACTACAATTGTTTATTTTTAAATATATCTAGCTCACAATATGATAATTCTCTTTTTATCAGAAAAAATTTTTTATTTATTAAACGGACACTCCGCCATAATATAGTCTTGTAACCCTAATATCATTTGCTCAGACTGTGTTATTCGCTCTCTGAGTAACCAATAATTTCGGATAGCGGTGTCAGTAGGTCGGGCGGTGGTTGCATTAGCCACGCCGGAGGTGGAAGTGGTAGCGCTTTTTGGACACTCGGCTTTGATATACACCCGCTTAGGGTTACGCTCACTAATATCACGCAAGCGACTAATTTCATTCTTTGCATTAACAAGCTCCTGTGTGCGCCTTGTATCAAGTTGATTTAGTCGCTCTATGCGTACTTGATAGTCAGTATTGATAGCCTTCTGCTCTTCGAGTGCGGTAGTCAGTTCTTTGTTGTTTTCTGTCAGTGTGTTAATTCTTTTCGCTTGTGCATTAATCAGCGCACAACCACCAGCAACAATCCCCACCATCACAACGACAATGTAAAGTTTCCAGTGTTTCATAATTAGTACCGATGATGTGAGAGAGCTATCTGACAGCGCTTTTCTAAACTGGCTTTGTCGTTAACACATGAATGATCAATTGAGAGATAAATGCCACCAGCGACTGTGCTGAGTAATGTAAGGATAAAACCGACGATGATGATTAAAGATTTCCATTGCATAATGCTGACTCCACCTCTCTACGACTGACTAACCCTCGCCACACCTTTCCACCAGCATAAATCCAGCGTTTCATTTCTTCACAAGCGCCATACTGATCGCCTGCATTTAATTTCTTTAGCAATGTAGAACGTGCAAAAGCTGTGGTACCCACATTAAAAGCAAAGGAATATAAAGAAGCTTTTGTTTTATCATCGACCGGCACTTTAACCAGGATATCGACTTGCTGTTGCGTTCTGATAAAGTCTTTCTGCAGTAACTCGTCACACTCTTGTTGTGTGTATGTCTTACCTTGAATGATGTCGTTTCCAGTGTGTCCATAACAAACCGTCAGAATTCCAGCAACATCGCGGTAAGGTTCATAACGCACACCCTCAAAATAACCAATCACTGTTAGTGCAATACTTACAGCGCCAGCACTCGCAACAGCTGTCACTTTTTGTTTTAGGTTCATTAGATGTCCTTTTTAGCTTTAGTCAGCATCTCACCAACTATTTTTTCGATTTCTCGCGGATCACTAGAACAATTTCGATGAACTAATTCAGCAAATAATGCTGTTCGTTTTCGCTGTTCTCGCCGAGTCATCAGATAAGTTGCTAATCCAAGAAGCATGCTAAATCCCATCCCTATTACAAAGCCCCATTCATACAATGAGAGACTTGCAAAAAAGGCAGTTAAGCCAGCTGTTCCGTAGGTAGCATTGGTTAATTTGTCCATGCGCATATACACCCCCTACGGAGTGTCCGTTGATGATTAATGTGAGTGAGTTAAACGTGAAAATATGAAACTTAAGTTAAACTGATGGGTCAGCCCAATGTTATGAACCGAAGGAATGGCTGACTTACTTCGGTGTAGGATGTTGTATGGATATAAATAAATATGATCGCGCTTTGCAATTAGATATTCTAACTGCCTTATATAATTCCTTCCCTAATCCTTTAGAAGATGATGAATACACAAAACTTAGTGAAAAATTTAATAACCAAGATCATCTCATAGCAAATATGTTATATCTTGAGATGCATGGATTAATTGAAAAACCATTTATTCAAAGCTCAACATTTGATGGGCTTGAATATATTTTTAATAGTTATACCTGCTTCATTACTGAAAAAGGAATTGATTTTTTATTAGATGATGGTGGATTGAGTGCAATACTAAAAGTACAAACAATTCGTATACATAGTGATTCAATTAAAGCATTAGAAGATATTATTTTAACATCTAATGAATCACCAGACATAAAAGCTAACTTGAAATCAAAACTTCGTGACCTTCCTGCAAACGCCATAACACATTTGATGAATGAATTATTGGTGAAGGGGGTAATGAATCTTCCTGTTGCAATTCAGATAATTCAAAAATTCCTCCAGTAACACTATATGTAGTAGAGCGCCTAATTAAAGTGAATTTACCCCACCCCAGCGCTCTACTTAAATAAATCCAAAAATAATCATCTTTCCAATCCGCATTGATAAAAAAACCATTGGGATGAATGTTAGCCGTGAATATCTTCATAACTACCTCTCTTATACGAAAAAAGGCCACACTAGGCGACCTCCTTGAATGAGTACCAGTTAAGCGACTGGCGACTCATTACCTTATCTGATATTGTTAAATTGCTAAACGTAACAATTCGATTAAGGGGGATCTGATGAGTAAAATTATAAAAACCAATAAGTTCATTGGTGACAGTATGCCACCTGGTCTAGCTAAAGCTATATATGAACAGGCGAAGCAGCAGTTACAACAAACAGGAACACAAACCAACCAAAACTCCAAATCAAACGGAGGCACCGAAAAAGGGCAGTGAGGAACTATGAACCGAGCACAATTGTTATACCAGATTTATTATTCATACCGGCTACACTCAATGTTCAGTGTGCTGCTTGGTAGAATAGATAAAATGTTGTCATTTCTACTTTTGTTGCTCGGCTCTTCCGTAATTGGAAATTTAGGAAATCAGGTATTTATCGGTATAAGCATCGCTGTTATCACATCAATAAGAATGGCGTTTTCATTTGAAAAAGCCTCTGAGTCAGCTAGAAAGCAAGCAATAAACTACTTGAATCTATATACGTCCAAAGCATTAACTTTGCCTGAGAAACAACTAACAGAAGAGTTAATGAATACTCAAGTTAGTGATTCAAATGTTTGGATTTCAATAGTCAATGCCGCAGAAATTCGTACACGACTAACTTTTGGAGAACCCATTGAAGTGAAACTCAGCTTCTGGGAAAAGTTCATGTCTTTTATATCAGGTGACTTACCAAAGTTTAAAAAACAACCTAGTAATTCTGATAAAGAAAAAATCACCTAAGTGACAACCTCTTGAATGAGTTATTCGGAATAACCGAATATGTGAATAAGTATAATTTGAGGTATTCAGTATCTTTAAATAATGAATTTCCGTGTTTGATTTGGTTTAATAAAACATCAAACGATCACATTTTTAAAAATTAAAATTGTACCTCTTTCTATTTTAGAAAGACCAGTATTTATGCGGTTTATGAAAGATTATTAGGAAAACCTTTTTCGCTAATAGATATGAAATCTACGTCATGCTAACTTGTTTAATTACACACAACCATTTATCTTAGATACAAGAAAGCCCACCAAGAATACCAGTCTCAATGGGCTTCCATAAATGGCTAATGAATAATAATGTCTCTTTTATTCATTGTTAGCACTTTTCTTTGTCAATAAGAATATTAGTCGCTTATATCGCCTAAGTAAAGAGACCATTACTAGGATCTGTGAATGCTAATTTTATCATTGCTGTCATATTTCATGAAGCTAAAGGTAAAAGCTAATTGGAGCTTATCTATTGGCTCATTCAAAACAAATCTTTATGTTTCAGTTAATACAGACAAAAAATAATATATCTAATGGGGAATTAATTTCCCCTTTTTTATTAAAGCTTCAAATAGACACAAACAAAATAAAAAATTATACTAACCGATTTATTGATAAACTAATTTACCTCTGGAGATAACTCTAGCCGTATCACCTGTTACTGTTGTAATGTAGGCGTGATCTATACGTTTAATATAAAATGATGGAATAGAGTCTTTTTTCGAGTGTTCGACTCTAGCTACGATAGCTTTATTTTCAGATTCAGAATAAAACTCCAAACGGTACATATCCCCTAAGCGGTGGACTGCTTCCACTTTACGACCTTCACGTTTAGTAATTAATTTAAGTGCGTACATAAATTTATTCCTTATTTTAGATAATAAAAAAGACCGCCTAGGCGATCTTTAATTAATTCACAAATTTTTTATTTATGATGTATGACACTCTCTACAACACCAATAACAACCATCAGCAGTTCTGTAACCATTAATTTTTGCTTTAGCAACTGCCTGAGCACAATTAGAAAATATGCCTAAATACTCTCTATTTAATAAATCAGGCATATGATTGCAGCCTTCCTTATGCACCTCATAATCACCATGATTATCTGTGTATTTGTGAACATAATAATAATTCATAAATATCTCCTACTGTTGAATACACAAAGAGACAATATATTAAATAGTTAAATATTTCTTACCATTATATCACATATCAAGGAATTATCCGGAAATCCCGGATAGTTGAACCTGTAAGACTTACTTACGAATTGATGCTTTTATTTCTTGTTCGGTTTGCTCAAAACGCTCTTTCTCAAGCTCCACACCTAATACCTTTCGATTAAGTTTTAGTGCTGCTTTCAGTGTTGCTCCTGATCCCATAAAGAAATCGGCTACTAAGTCACCCTCTCGACTGCTAGAGCGAATAATGTGTTCCATCATGGCTGATGGTTTCTCACAAGGGTGTTTACCGGGATAATACTGAACAGGTGGATAATCCCACACATCGGTGTAAGGCACATCTGCAGTTACAAAGAATGGTCGCCTTAATAAACCATATTCTTTTATTAATTCTTGATAGTCTTTTTGTAATGTAACCTGCTCGCGCTCTAATTCGGTAAACTGGCGGGATAACGGCGATAACTTTTCTTGTTTATCAGCAATGTGTGTAAACAGTGTTTGTAACTTTTTGTAGTCTTCCTCGCTAGGTAATTGCCACTGACTATTGCTGAACCAATGACTGAACATTTGCTTATCTGTTGCTTGATTTATCTCCTTAGAACTCACCTGTAGTGCTAAACGAGCATTTCTAAAATAATCAATCAGGGGCTTAAATACGTTTTGCTTTAACTCCTGGCATTTTAAAGAAAATTCAGAACCTTTAGCGGTGATTGGCTTTTGATAATGTTCAGCAAAGAGTATCCGCTCTGTTGAAGGGAAAAAGGTGCGTAGGCTTTCCTTATTTTGTTTTTTCCATGGCCCAGATGGTTTAGCCCAAATAATATGGCTTAATACATTAAATCGCCCGCGAACAAGCAGTTCAGTATCTGATGCCAATTTAGAACCACAGAATAAATACAAACTGCCATTGGGTTTTAATACTCGCCAGAATTCA